TCTTAAAGAAGTTATTGAACAATGTCGTGATCGTATTGTAAGCCATTATTTAGTTCATTATCATCGGACTACTTCACAATCTAAACGTGGCGAACAAGTTACTGCAAATACGTTAACGACTAATTTTAAAAAGGCGAGAAATAAAACAGATATTGATTGGGGAGAAGGAACACCTGCAACATTTCATGAGCAACGTTCTTTATCTGAACGTTTATACCGAAAACAAGGTATTGATACCCAAGCCTTATTAGGCCATACCACACGTTTACAAACCGATCGTTATAACAATACTCGTGGAAAAGAGTGGATAACCATTACCTGTTAATTTTTATTCGGTTATATTTTTAAGAATCAGATAATCTGCAATTGATAAACTTCGGCTTCTTTATCATACCATTTGCAGATTATTTTCTGTTTTATTTTTCACCAAAATAAATACCTTATTGTTTATTCACTCATATTTTATATTTAGCTTAATGTCTGTTGAGCTTTATTCACTTTTGCTAACTTTGGCTATTTAAATACAATTCTCTATATGAGTATGTTATTTATTATTGTAAAAAAATCATTAATAAAAAAACGGGAACCCTTAAGTTCCCGTAATCAATTCACAATGCTAATTATATTACATATGCTTGATAATCGCGTCACCGAACTCGCTACATTTCAGCAGTTTAGCGCCGTCCATTAGACGTTCGAAATCATAAGTAACGGTCTTCGCTTCGATCGCGCCTTCCATACCTTTAATGATTAAGTCAGCGGCTTCTGTCCAACCCATGTGGCGCAACATTATATAAATCAACCATTATTAACTATTTGTTTATTAAGGAATATTTACTCTTCACAGACCTAAAAGACGATGGTTATGACTTTTTATAACTAGTTGATTATCATTATGCTTTTATTGGTTTTGATAACCACTAATTAGGGCTGTAAACATGACTTAGTGAGTATTCGAAACATTAGCTAGGAAAATGGGAATAAGTTCTGAATTAAAGAATATGATGCAAAACCATAAAAGACTTGTTATTTTTCAATAATATAATGAAAAATATGATTATTTAAGAGAAAAATGTGAAACACTTGATATATGGTGTGAGAAGTTGTTATCTCTAAAAGAAGAGTAGACCCTCGAGGCCCTTATTATATAGATATACCCCACGAGATCAATTACCAGCTGTTGCATTCGAAGTTGAACGACAATAACCAACACATTTGAGAGCGTACTTTAATGAACGATTAAACATTTTATCGTGAAAGAAGTAGAAAGCTGCCGGATAGTAAATTGGTACAATATTTGAAGACGGAGTAATTTCCTATGAGATAATTATTTTCCATGGAAAATAATTAGACTCAATGGCCAGCTTTGAGCGAGTAGCTGACATTAATACCTACTAATTGCACCGCAGGAAATCCAAACGGTGCTCTTGGTATAAACGATTAATTACATAAATATCAAAAGTTATTTTAACAGTGCAGAAGGAACTACTGGTAATCCACACCACTCTGCTAATTTATTATATCTATTCGCTAAATCAGAAAATATTTCCCATCCTTTATCAGCTTTTTTTATTGCTAGGTTGAGATTACTACCAGTGTCAGCGATTTTATCTATAAGTCTCTTGAATTTGCTCATGGCAGATGATCTTCTTACTGATTCTTGATCTGTATTAGCTTCAATTGATATCAATGAACTTTCAAGTTCTTTCAAAGCAAAATGAGCTTCATCAGACTCAGGTATTTTCTCTATTAACTCATTAATACTACTTACCGCAGATGCCACAAATTTGTTGATCTGCATGCTATTAGTGAGTGTTATTGTTGGTTTAAAATCCACCATTACAGAATTTTTTTTGTGTTAGACCATTACTAATAATATTAAAGAGCTGCTCAATTCTATTATTTTGAATGCCAATAAGATCTTGTTGCGATTCAATTCTGAACTTGGCAATGCGAAGTTCATTTTTTAACTCAATAACAAGTTTATCATTCTTAGTGAATTTTTCAGGTGGTTCATTTCCGGTAATAATTAATTCATATTCATGTAAAGCTTTTTCTATTACTTCAGATTTTCCATCTATTGTTTCAATTATTAATCGGACAAAGAGACCTTTCTGCTCAATTTTTACCAAAGCATTTTCTTCTGGGTATTGTTCCCTTAAGTATGTCCCAAAATAGTTAAGAATATCTAATCCCGCTTGATGATATTCAGGAGGAAATTCAATACACCTATCAATCACCGGTTTATCATATTTAACATATGAATCAAATGGTAGCTCAATAATTTCAGGCTCAATCGCATGTTCAGAAGAATCATTGGTATAACCAAGGATTAGAAAAGGGTACCTATGACTTAACGGAGATAACATTTCAAGTCGTTCTAAATTTATCTCAAAATTATCTTGTCGCATAGCGGAACTATTTGACTCTTTTATAAAATCACGGATAGGAATTAACAACACTGGCATTTTAATCAGATCATATCTAATAGCAAGTGTAGTTTGTTGAAAAATCCATGAGCTTAAATTATCAAAAACTGAAAAGGCAGGTCTCATTTGGATCGCCGCACACAAACCATTTTTAATCGGTCCGAGTCGACTAATATTTATCCGAGTACCTTCAGATGTGTAATGGATTCGATCTATTATTTCCCAGCCCTTTTGATACATGATTTGTTCCCAATGAGCTCTAATAGAAGTTTTCTCTGGCACAGCTAATACAGCAGTATCGTCAAGAAATAAATCATCTAATCCTAATACTATTTCTGATAGTTCGGAACTATATTTATCTTTTACCACTTCCCAAGCATTTTTTATAGCTAATTACTTTTTGAATATACATATTATATGCTTTCTAATATTTAGTGAACAGAGGAGTAAAGCTTGATATAAATTTGGTTATATGTCTATTATCTTGTCTAAGATCTTATCATCAAATAATTCGACTAAAAAATCAAAATCTATCAGTAATAATAACTAATTTCTCCACTTTAAGCCTAGTACTAACACAATTAATTATTAAAATAATTCATAATTCTCACCTAACCCGAACCAGTCTTTTATCTCTTCTTCTTTTTGTCTGAACTGCGCTTCTTCCATTTCCACCTCTCGCATTCTCACGTTATAGATTGATTGCTCAGGCATCTGTAAACGAACGGAAATAAAACGACCATCAGGGATATCAATTGGGTCGCCGTCTTTGTAACCATCAATATCATTACGGGCGAATTTAGGTGCGTTAGGGTGAGTTCGATGATACGTTCTCACGAGGATAGAACCGTCCTCCATAACTTCAGAGTCTACCCATATCAACAACTGTTTATTAATATCGAGTAGAATTTCAACACCACCTCATCCTGCATCTGAGTTAAAGCCGAGCACACCTTCAATAAGATATTCACCCTGTTCTACTCGAGTAACTGTAGCACCTTCTGATTCGTCGTTAGTGATGAATGTGCCGTCGGGGTTGATGTCTATGATTGGAGATGCTCTTTTGATAAAGCCGTTACTGTCTACCGTTGTATTATTTGAGCTCCACAAAGTTCGCCAAGGCGTTTCTGTATCAACAACGTTATTTGATAGACTAAATCTAATACATCGTATCTGATGCAATAGCGGTCATACGATTATTAGCATCGCTGTATGAGTTTGGCTCAGTGAGATTAATGCTGTAACTGGTGTTTTTTACGGTAAATGTAGCCGGTTGTGAAATAACTAATTCTGTATCGCTATTTACCCTATCGACCATATAGGGGTAATCCATATTGCCGTTTTTAATTAAAATTAATGTTCCTGCTCGAATAGCGGGATTATTAACTGTCCATTTGGTACCTGTGCCAGAGACAATAGCAGCCCCTGACACTGTGCTAACAGTGCCTGTTGTGTATATCATGATTTATTTCCTAAATTTATTTTTTTATAGGTGAATTATCTTTGCAATATATTTTGTCAAACATATCAGGGTGAACCCAACCGCCTTGCCATAAACCTGCTTTACCGTATCCGAAATACATATTATTATCATTATTATAGCGACTTAATTTAAAACTCTGATATTTTTCAATAGTCTGAATTTTAATTAAACCAACACACTCCACTGTCTGATAATTTATAGGTTTTCTATCAGCACAGCCTGAAATAAATACCGCAATAGATAATAAAATTATTTTTTTCATAATACCTTCTTAATATCGCTCACATCTATTATTAAGCAAGTAGATGGAAATCTAGATAAATCACGATTTGCACTGCCTGTGCTCCAAAGAACAGCTTCTTTATATCTTACTTGTAACGTATTTCCCACTCTTTTAATAAAAGTATCCATCCAAGCCCCTTCAAATCCATCCTCCCATATTCCTCCCATTCCGCCACCAAAAACGAAAGCTAAATCTTTTATATTTGGTAATTGATAATCAATATCTTCTTTCCATGATGCAATAAAATATCCTACTATTTTTAGCACCCCCCAATTAGAGTTATAAACAGTCTGTTTTGTACTACTATTTTTTTATAACGACTCCATATTTTTCTTTAAAAATATTATTAGGAAAATCACCAAATTCAAACACATCAACACTACCCGAAGAGTCATTATAAGGTTGGGATAGCTGAATATTTTTGTCACTTCCTTTTATGGCTCCCCCAATAACTTTAACAAAAACATTGTTAGGTGATACAGCAAATAACTTTGTAGATGAATGTGGGGTGATCGGTAATTCAGTATAATATCCTTGATTTCCAGATACTATCCCACCTTTCATTACAACAGTCTGCTTTCTAAAACAGTTCATAACCGTATTAAAACTATCTATTTGAACATGGCGATCCTTTCCTTTTATAATAATGCCATATTTACCCATCAATATACTCCATAATATAACCTAATGATGTCGTCATATATATCGATTAAGCCATTTCTATAAACATTATCGAGTTCAAGAATAATTACTCCGTTATTAATATTTAAAGTAACATCTCCGGCTAACCCTCTCATAAAGGAAGTCCCAAACCAAGCAAATACTTCTCCATATTTATTTAGATCAGAATGGTCATAACTAAAGTTTTTTTTTAGTCATAAGTGGTATAGGAGTAATATCATGCCAACCAACAATTCGGCCGACTCTATCGGATGTATTTAATAAGTTAATTCCATATTTTTTAGATTTGATTACCATGCCATAATTATCGCTCATTTGTGATATCACCAATAATAACAACGTTATACCCAGCTTCGTCTTTTACATATAAATTTTGATTGGTTAATGTTGTTCCCCCATTACCACCATATATTTCTAATTTGTTATTTTTCACATCAAGAATAAAACCTGACTTTTCGGGAGAAAAATTATTGGAAGTAATAGCCTCTGATAACACGATTTTTCTGATCATGGCTTTATCAATTAATGCTTCTCGAATAAAAAAATTGTCCGTTTTTAGCAGACATAAACAGTTCCATTCGGTTATTTTGGGGATTATAAAATGCAAAGTTATTGGCATTAAATCCAATATAAGAGTTTATTTTTTTTATTTTTGATTTCGGCACTAACAATAAAACCAGCTGCATTATATCTAATTCCATTATGGACGATAGTAATATTTATTGAATGCCGAGCATATCCTCCTGATTGTGTAAATTGTGCATTCATCTTTTGATTGAGAATACCTGACTGCTGATTAATTTTAGCTTGGACTTGTTGTTGATAACTTGATTGAGCTTGTTTGATAGAAGAAATTGCTTCCTTTTGAGTAATAATATCAGCTTCCGTATTTTCTATCTGTGTTCGGATCTCATTAATCGTTTCCTCTGTCTGTTTACTGTATTTTTCAAACTTTCGAGATAAATTATATTCATTATAACCTACCCTTTTTATTGTATTTTCATTCCATTCAACTTTTTCATTAAGCTTCTGCCATGCTTGCGTTTCCTGTAATTCTTTATCTAAATTATCTAGTATTTCGCTAGTGTGACTTTCTGGTTGCCCTATTCCTTCCACAAATTCTGAATGCCCTACAGCGTTTATACTACGAACATAAATATAATAGGTATGTCCTGCCTTTAGGTTACGTCCTTGTATAACCCACATAGAGCTAATACCTAAATACTCAGCACGATTTTCCACATCACGAATATCCGTGATCTGTTTTTCTGAAAACCAAAACTCATACTGTGCTCGTAAGCTATTTTGACCACCAGATCGCGGAATAATCCCTAAACTAAAATAGCCCGACTCAACCTCAATATAACTGGGTGGTAATGGTGGATTAATCGCAAATGAAGTTATGGCCACCTCGCCTTTTTGTTTCCGATCATTTTGAGGCAGGACGGATAAAACATAATTCCCCTGAGGCAAACCACCAAAACGATATATCGTATCCGTGGTTGAGGTGGTGCCGACAATGCGATCACCAGTGGTTAGTTTTAATAAAAAATCTACCCCTCGACTGGAATAAGGTGTATTCCAACTGGCTTCTACTTGCCATGCACTTGTATCTGATTCGATATCCACAGAAAGGTTTTCAACCGGTGGAATAAATCCACCTAGTGGCGTATCAGGTTTTGGCTCAAATTTAGCCCCTTTATCAACAACAGCCTCTTTTTCGGGCGTGTGTTGCACTGCAATAACCGTAAAGCTGCCATCTCCGTTATCAGTCAAGCTGATGGCACGAAATAATCGCCGACGTAAAGACGGAAGTGTTAATGTCCAAATTCCGCCTTCTTGTAACCCTAACGGCAAAGTATCCAGCTTTATTTGATTAGATGCGGGATAGCTCACCACTTCATAAGATTGCGGATCACCTTGAGCATTGATGAGTGTGACGCTTGATTTACCACTTTTGGGTGTGTCGATATTGCGATCTAAGGTTAATGTTTGAGAGGCATAATCAATATGTGTTAGACGTCCACCAATTTGATTATCCGCGTAATTATTATCAGCAATTTCGATAATATCACCCGGCATATGACGTAGCCCCTCACTACCGATATTAAATTCAACCGTTTGAGTTTCTAATTTCTCAGTAGTTAACAACCAAAGACCATGACGATGAGCCTGACCTCTGCTAGTACAACCAAATGCATCGACGCGCATCACATTGCGTCCAAAGCGCGCTATGCTAGCATCATCTTCAACTAGCTCAACACTGGTTTTCCAACCATTGTTTGGATCAATAAAACGAACTTCGACGGCAGTGTGACGCGATTTTAATGCGCTAAAGCTGTATTGGAAGTTGCCATCAATTACGTTGGCATTAGTATAAGGCCATACTACATCAGACGGTCTGTCTTGAATAAAGGTTAATGTTCGTCCGTTCCAGACTGGCATAATGCGCATCATGGCACACATATCTGCCATCACATCATAGGCTTTACGCATATCCGTAATGTAAGCATTACAGGTTATACGTGGCTCTTTTCCTCCAAAACCATCATCAACCTGTTCATCACAATAACGTCCTATCGCATATAAGGCGAATTTATCAACCTCACTAATATTGAGGCGTTTCCCCATGCCATAACGAGGATGAGTTAACAAATCCCATAATACCCATGCTGGATTATTGGTAAATGCCGGTTTAAAGGTACCGTCCCAAATCCCGGAATAAATTCGTTTATCTGGATCATAATTACTCGGTACCTGAATAATACGCCCTTTAATTAAATAATTACGGCGCGGAAATTTATTGCCAAACTGCTCACTATCAAACATTAATCCTGCAACAGCAGAACCCGGATAGGTTTGTGAAATATCCACTAACTCAGAATAACTCGACCAAACGGTATTATTTTGAATTTTGTCAGAAGTGCTGTCTTGAGTGATACGGATCATGCGCACACTGAACGGAACTGGGGGCAAATCATCTAAAATAACCGCCATCAAGTACGGAGAGTTAGAGCGTTTACCCTTAATCGTGACGTTTTTCTCTGTTATCCATACCCCATTGCGCTGGATTTGGATCTGTAATTGAACAGATGTAAGTACTCGATCACCATTATCTTTAGTTTCAACCAGTGATTGCGTACCAAAGGTTAGGCGTAAGCGGTCAATATTGGGCGAGGTGATAGTGCGAGTGACAGGGGAATTATATTTAACCTCAATCCCCACTGGCACTTCATTCGCAGACGCGGTAAAACCACTCATTGCCGGTTGCTCTAAGGTACCCGCCCGCCATTGTGCATACATTCCATTAATCGTGCTATTGCCAGATCCATCTATCACCGGCGTATCATCTAAATAAATGCACCCTAAATCATCCATCGAGCCTTGAATATGAATAGGACCTTCAATCGGTCCCTCACTGATTAAATCAATTAATGAGGCTTTTTGTCGTGATGTTAAATCGTTTGGTGCCTCATACGGTGTTCTTTGACCGCCACCACCTTTACCCATAATACAAGCTCCTCTTAACCACCGTGTTTGCCGGCATCGATATTTTCACCGTCACTGTCATCCATAATTTCAACAGATTGTGAAATGACGCGTGAACCACACATAATTTCGCCGTAGGCAATGGGCACCGGCATTCCTTGTGCAACGGCATTATCAAGATTACTAAAATAAGTATTGCCTTTTTCTTCATCACCACGAGATAGATTGGGAGGTTTTGGAGACGGGATCAGCATTTGAGCGACACCACCAATCATCATAGCTGCACCGCCCGCCATCAAAGAAGTCGCTACTGTTGCGGAGATCCACGCTGGCCCCCACCATCCCAATGAAAATAAAGCAGCACCTGCAATAAATTGAAAAACACCGACATTTTTAGCCCCTGATAATTTCGGCACAATATGAACTACTGCATTATCAGGTAAGGTTTCATTGAATCTTTGGTTAATGTCTTGTGGGGAAATATCAGTACCCGCAATGCGCACTTGATACCAACCATCACGAATAGCTAAGCGTAATGCTGGAAGTTGAATAAAAAGCGCGTGAAGACCTTCAGAAGCAGTATTCACATTTAAATCAAAGCGACGTCCAAATCGTTGCAAATCCCCGTAAAGTCGGAAGGTTGCCAATCGCGGTAACGCCAAATTGAGTGCGTCATTCGTTGCCATCGTTCGTTATACTCCTCGCGTTTGCTAAGTTGGTTTGGAATGTGATGTAAAATCGTTTGATTGCCTAAATAAATCCCCGCGTGGTTGGCACGAGAGCTGGCATAGCAACACAAAATAATATCGCCGGGTTGCGCTTCTTTTTTTACCTGCCGAAAACCACTGCTTATCATATTATCGAGGTACAGTTCTTTACCTTGGCGCCACCAATTATCATGTCGCTCAAAATCAGGCAGATCATGTCCTGCCAAATGATAAGCATCACGAAACAACCCATAACAGTCGGTTGAGCCATGAATAAAATGGCGACCTAATAGATGAGATACTGGCTGATAACAATGAATTTTTTCATCACAAACCACCCACCACGGCAATGCACTGTTCACCTGCAGTTGTCGATCTAAGGTGCTGAGATAAGGTTGACCATCAGGGTGACTGTGTACAACGGCTATCACCTCGCCCTGCTGTTCGGCTCGAATAAAATCATCAAAAGAAATCGTGAAATAGTTTTTCGGATCAGCGTGCTGATTAACACAAGGTAAATACTGTTCACCCTGTGCGGTACTTACCAATAAGCCACATGCCTCCGATGGCGTTTGCTCTTTCGCATGCGCCAAAATTGCTTGCTCTATCATAAGAAACACCTTAGGAGGGAGTTAATTATTACCAATACGGGAAGTGGAGACAAACGCGCCTATACGTGATTCGTTTTTTCGTAACTTACAGTCACTAAGACGTTTGCCACATTTGTCTTTTAGTGGATCGGTGGTTGGCTTTCCCCATTCGTCAGCAACAGGGGGGCCTTTGTAACCACACTCTTCTGAGCGATAACAAAAATTACAGATATCAGACAAAATAGCACGCCCAGGCAGCATTAATCCGTCAGTCTCACTCGGTGTGGCTAACATAAAGGTAGCTGTTACTGAATTTAAACTGGTCATCTGCTCAATGATCCAACGTGTCACAATTTCTTGTGATGGGTCGGCATTAGGATTGCCTTGAGGAAAATTTACTGCATCTAAAAATTGAGTGCTGACAATGCGTCGTACCACCAGCCCACCGATTGCACTATCTAATTGACTGGCAATCCCTGTAATCAATCCAAATAAATTCGACAATGTAATAGTGGGTCGCCCTGAGGGGCCTTTGCCATTAAAAGAAAAGCCTTCACCTTTCACGGGGTAAGGCTCATAGGTGTTTCCTTGCCAGATTAACGGCTCTTTACGTTGATTAAGTCCATCAAAAAAGCGGTACCGAATACCACCTATTTTGGTTAAATCAAATTCATAAAGTTCAAGCAAAGCATCATCAGAGGAGAGTTCGGTAATACTTATTCGCATTTCAGGAGGAATATGTTGCATATTAGCCCCAATAAAAAAACCACCCGAAGGTGGTTTGTTAACAGAAAGGTTATTTAATTTTTATTATCTTTAATTGGTAGATCACTACCGCAATGCTTGCATTTTATTGCGGCCTCTAATACATCCTCCGCACAATAAGGGCATTGTTTAGTTTTTCTCTCTACTTTAGATGAATCAGCTTTATCATCATTTATATCTGAATTTTTTTTCGTTGTTATTCCCCAAAGCCCAAACATAACTAACAATCCAACCAATAACCGTCCAGCCAGCTAAGACATTTAATGCCAGTATTTGATTGCTGTTTTTTTTCTTGCGAATTTTAGATTCGATGAAAGGTAAGATGTATAATAAGGGAGCAAAAATAAAAAATGATAATGATATTAACTTACCAAAATCATTTAACCCAGCAGAAGATATTTGCCCCATTGAGTAACTATAAAAAACTAAAAAAAATTAAGACCAGCAACCTCAATATAAACATAATATCCTCGCTATTGAAATTTTAGCTAAAGCCACAAAAACCAATCAAGACGCAACCTGTTCAAATTCAGCTGTTATTTCAGTTCTAATCATTCCAACTGAAGACGACCATTTTCGACATAATACCCTAATCATGTCAGTTTGATGAGGAGGCTTCCATAAAAATGCAGTAACGCCAGCATGTTTTTCTAAAAATGATTCAATTTGTAAGCTTTCACTATTTATATAGATAAGCGTTACATTGTATTTTTTTAAATTACTATTAATACCGTCAGGGCGACGCTGTTCATAACCGTCGCCAAATTTCACTGATTTTACTCGAGGCTCAAACTCCTTTTTCATATCAGGTTTAACTTTCCACTTAAATGTTTCCATCTACATAGCTCCACCATCCCGGCGTTGGCTCATGATATAGTCCTGAGCACCTCGCTTACTAATTTCATAAACTTTTTTCAATGCTTCAGGCCCTATTTGCCCATTGCTACCATCATTTTGTATAGTAATGTGATAATGCTGGGTAACACCTCCTCCCTGATTGGGCATTTTCGCAATAACGCCCAGCTTCCCATCAGCACCACGGCGCAAAGGGAAAATGCCTTCTGGCCCAGCTTCTCCCATCAAGCCTGCACCTTTTGCAAAAGCAAACATGGTAGGTTTATGAACGATCTGCCCGCTATAAGCGCTTAGGCTGGCTGAATTGTAAACACCACCGTTAGCATTCGCGACTGGGGCGCCAAAACCAAAGCCCATCGCCTCTATTCCTTTAACTAATGACATTTTAATTAAAATATCCGTTAGCATCTTAAGAATCGATTTCGTAAAGTCTTTGAAATTGGCTTCACCTTCAAATAATACGTTGGTTAACTGGCTACTAAATCCATTAAGCGCCATAGAGGTAGCATTTTGTATTTGAGTATTAACATCAAGAGCCGTATCTTTATAATTACCCCATGCCGTTTGGGCTCCCGCTAACCAATCAGCCCGTTTTTGATCTTCAACTTCATAGGTTTTTTGTTGCTCAGCTAACATATTATTTAGCTGTGGGTTCTCTTTTTGTCCCGCAAGAAGTTGAGCGCGTTCTAAGTAACGTTGTTGCTCTCTTGCTGACTTGCCCATACTTTCTTCAATCGCTTTACGTTTTTCCGATTGTTGAACAATGTATTTATCAGCCTGATCTTGCATCTTATTTAAGCGCTCTTGTAAGGCGACTTCATCACCCACTAACGCAAGTTTTTCCTTTTGAGCAAGAATATTTTCTTTATTTGATAATAAAGATTTTTCGGCGTTAGTTAATCGGCGTGTCAATTGCGCTTGTTCTAAAATTGCAAATTGTGCCTGCTCTTTTTGAAAATCCTTGCGTTGTTGGCTAATAACATCATTAGCACTTTGATGCTTTTTAAGCATTTCTAACTGGGCTTGCAATGCAAGTAAATCACGAGAAGCTTTTTCTTCTTCTCGATTACCTGTGGGTACCACATATCCTTTACCTTTCCCAGTCCCCGGCATCTGGCGATCTCTTAAACGAAAATTAATCATCGCCTTAGCTTCTTCATACTGTTCTTGTGTTAGTGCATGTTTTTCTTTTTCTAATTCCGCTAATTTTTGTAACCTTTGAGTTTCCCAACTAAAGTAACTCCTCCACTTTTCCTGAGTTTTAATTTGGTTAACTTTAAACTGCTCATTGTCTTTTTCTGCTTGGGCTTGGGCATTTTTTTAGGTCAATATCAGCTGCCTGATCTTTCAATTCTTTTAAATAAGCTTTAACATCATCAATTGTTTGACCTGTTTTGTCATAATGCAGTTTTTCAGTAAATGGGTTTATCTGAAAATTAACCAGCATTTCTTCATGCTCACGGATTTCATCCTTTAATGTTCTTGTTCGGTAATAATTCAATGCGGCATCTTTGGCGTCATTTGTTGCTTTTTTAATATTGAACCAGGCTAATTCTATTCCCTCTAACTTGTTGGGGATCTCAATGGCACCATCATTTATAGCTTGAGCATAAGCATCAATCGCCAGCTTAGCTGCTTCGGTTTTATTACCTTGCAATTCGAGAGTTCGAATTTGTTCTAATTGGGATGCAGTGAGGTGATGATTCGCTTTTTCTAATTCAAGCGACATTTGAAGCGGTTCATCTTGCAGACGTTTAAACTGATCAATAGTGATATCAATCGCCTGACCTGTGATGTAATTCATCTGTGCGGCCGCTTTTGAAACACGGGAAATCTCATTATTCGAAAATACCCCAGTACCGACGACGCTTGAAATTGATAATGCCATTTCACCACGCGTGCTCCCTCCACCCGCAAGGTTCTCGCCATTTCGTTTAATTGGCTCGCAGATTTATTGGCGTAGTTACCGGTTAAAATCAGTTGTTTATTAAACTGAGAAAATTCTCTTTCTGCATCATAGGCTAGCTTTGCAACACCTGTTAAACCTGCCGTAATTCCTCCCCAGATACCACCACGAACCAGTGAACCCATATTAAATGAGTTAACAATACCCTGAAGACGACCAGCTAATGACTTGCTATTTTTATCAAACTCTTTGGTTTCTTTGCTCGATTCAGATAATCGACGAATATAAATTTCTGCTGAAGAACTAACACCAAGTTGAGAGGCTTGATAACGCAACATCTGTTCACGACTTAAGTTTTGAGTAGCAACTTGCTCTTTTAGTCGCTGAATAAATCGCGTTTTTTTGTTGCGTTAGAGACTCTTCTTCCCGGCGCAACTTCATTGACTCTGAGGTAATGGCAGAAATCAGTGTCCGATAGTCTTGTTGATGGATAGTGCCCTTTTTTACCTCTTGATTAAGCTGAGCTTGAATGGTTCTTAATGCCGACGTTCCTCCAGAAAGTCCTTTAACTGCTTCAATCTGCTTAAAATATTTTTCAGTGTTTGCATCTTGTTGATCTTGTATCGCCTTTATTCTTGATTTAGTGACATTCTGAATTTCAGCGAATTGCTCACCTGTAATTTTTAGCTTGTCATAAGCTTTTGTTGATTTATTTAAAACCTCTGTGAGTTGTTCAAGTGCATCTCTCGTTTGCCCAACACTTTGAGCTTGCTCTAAAAAAGCATCAGCTTGTTTGCGTGATTCAATAGCTGAGCACGCTTCTTCTTGCGCAATGCGTTGGTAATACTTTGCTCGTTGTTGTTGAGTAATTTCTTGTTGATTGTTAAGTTCCTGAAGAGACTGCGCTGTACTCTCTGCTGAACTGCGAGCAGATTGCGCTTGTTGTTCAACCAGTTGAGCCATGCGTCGTTGACTGGCTTCGGCTTTTTCTGCGGTTTCTTGGAGCTGACGTTCAACTCGCCCCATTTGCTCTTTAAAATCGGCTGTTTCAGCCCCTAAATTAATCGTTAGATCCGCTATTTGTTGGCTCATATCGTATTCCGCCCGCTATCCCTTCACTTACCGCCATCATGGTTTCATCGTCCATATCAACAACAGATTTACGTAACAACACACTAAAATCCTCTGGTGATAAGTCTTTACCACCACCAAAAACACTGGCAACCGTGAAATTAAGACCAGAAAAAGCATGATCGATAAATTGAATGGTGAAGGGAGTTTCATTAAAGAAGTGTAACCAATCAGCGAGCTCGGTCGCTGTCATCTCACTGAGCATTCTGCGCCAATCAGCACGTTTAAATTCATGTGATAGGCGCAGAATAAATTGATGTTCACGGGCAACTACTTTTCCAGTGGCTCTGCCTGAACATCACCTTGATGGTTTTCGCTTTCCGTGTTTTCAGTTTGAGCCATCCCGCTAATGACTAGGACTTCTTTTGCTGCTTTGCCAAGCGCCTCTGGTGGCCACAGCGAAAGCACTTCATGATAAACCTGCTCAATATCACGCGTTTCACCGTGTGCTAATGATCGAGACACTAACCAGGCATTCGATTCTGTGTTTGCACGAATAATGAGTGCTGTTTTTTTTTATGCCTTCAGCCTTTTCAACATCTTCGTTTTTTTGAGATTGTTCGACCAAAAAATCAAAGTATTCAATACGCTGTAATGCTGATAACTCAAACAACTCAATAGTGTTATCACTATAAGTAAATTCTTTTTTCTTTAAAAACATATTATTACCTTTTATTCAGTGTCTTTTTTAATAACGGGTGCACTTTTTCCTTGCTCTGAAGCTGATTTAATTTCTTCTGCAAGCGCAGGACGGCCACTGTTGGTGATCTTAATGGTACGGGTGATCACTTCTTTCGCAGGTACCGTTTTTCCAAGCGAACTAACCCAACCTCGATAAATATCGACGGCCCCATTGGGGTAACGAATGCGGTAGTGACGAACATCCCCTAGTTGGAACCAATCAACCAGATCTTTTTGACCTTGTTCACCCGGTTTCCATGCCAGCGTGATGTTGGCCTCACCCGCTGATTTTTCCCCCTGAGCAGTGGCTTTCCAGTCCGCATCTTCGTCATCAAGATAGGTATCGTCATAACTGTCTGCGGTAATTTCACCCGGCTGTAGTTCTTTAATTTTCGCCAGTCGTGTCCAATCCGTATCAGTAAACGGATCTTTTAATGGGTCTTCGGTACCGCTATAAATCCAAAGCGTGGTACCAGCACCCTTTACGGGTGCCAATGGGTTTGGTGTAGGCATAATGATCCCTTTTACATTGAATAATTAATTTGATAATGGAGATCGACCGACCCCCACAACCCCATTTCTTCATCACGATGGTAGTCGTAGCCGTTAGGGGTCATATTCTCGATAAGCTCGGACAGTGCGGGAATGGAGGTCAGCGCAGGATAAATCACGGCTTCAACCCATTTATCTAACTCAGCATCAGGGTTATTCGCACTGAGAAAAACTTCTATGTGAACAATTGCTTGCCAACTATCTTCATCGAGATTTTCACCTGTTGAAATAGCATCGGTGATGTACACCGCAATGGCTGGAAAGTCGTTTTCATCCACAAAAAAAGGGCGACCATCAAAGACTGTCACCCCATTGGCATGAGGCTCAATCGCCTCTTTAATTGCATGTCGGATCTGTGTATGTTTGATCACCAAACCCTCCCTTTTATATAAAGCCGTAACTGTTGCTTTAAGGCCGACGCCATTTCTTTGGGCATATCAGATTGAAGCAATTTCTCTGACTCTTCGGTGTAAGCTGTTGTTAGCGGTGTGACGAGCGGAATTTTCACCACCTCGATGGGATAACGGCTTTGACCAACTCGCTGAAGAATATGCCAACGGCCATTATCAAGCTGTTGAATAAAAGCATGAGGAAAAGAAAATCTCCCTACCTTCAAAACACTTCCAGCGCCTTTCTGATTACCTCGTTTTCTTGATAGCTGAACGCGCGCATTACCTAGGGCAATGGCCGGCAAATTACCCCGATTTATCACTAATCGAGCGCGAGGCGTTTTATAACGGCTACTCGCTCGATTAAGTCGAACACGTTGACGGATCAGGCGTTGAGGTACTTTAGTTTCGGCTGAAACCCGTTTAACACTATGGCTAATGACACGGCGAGCAACACGGTTAATCGCCATTGCCGTTGCTTTCGGGACCATTTCATCATTAATGCTATTCAGGTTTTTAATGGCTTGCGCTAACCCTTTCATATCACCCACCTATTTGATCCAAATATGTGGTTTCCCATTAAACTTTTGGTGTCGAGTGACTTGATAGGCTTCCCCCTCAATTTCTACGGCGTCACTGCGCTTAGGGTGATATGTTGAAGAAAAAACAACATAGCTCACCCCGTCACCACTCATCGGTCCCAATTCAGGGATAAAGTGAGATTCGAGTGCTTGATAAAAAACACCATTTATACGGATGGGAACCCCCATCCGTTCTTCGGTCACGTTATCCATTCTTTTTACCAACCGTTCAAATGGATTCATCGTTTCCTACCTTATGGCGTACCCGCTGGTGCGAACACATTGAGTTTAATCGTGACATGTTCACTCGATGCATCCGCATCATCCCAAACCACACCAGCAGGTGTACCACCGGTATCCACCACGATATTGTCTTTAACAGAGGCCACTACCCCCGCTTTTAAGGCAATTCCCGTTTTCTTGTTCAGTAAGAAAACACCTTCTGCAAAACCATCACCGGTTTCGTTAGGTTGAATATCCGTGATCGCAACACAAGCAACCGCACCAACGTGTACCAATTGACCACTTTTAATGATCTCTTTTGTATTGTTGGCAATTGCAATTGTGCCACCCTGTTGTACATAATTTTTAGCCATAAAAACTCCTTCCGATGCCGAAGCACCGGATTTTAGATATAAAAAAAAGCCCATCAGGGCATCAGGATAAAACAAAGAAAAAAAGACGTCTTACTTACCCGTCACTTTCAGCAGACCACGATAATCAACCGGTGCTACACCCGCATCAATACGCACCTTGGTGGTGACACCGTCGGAAGTAAAGCCTTCAAGTTGGTCAATATACGGCACATCAATTCCGTTTAAGTACGCTACCTCAATGGTGTCACTACCTTGGCGTGATGCCATATACCAATCTTTTTCACTCGCATCATCTAAACGAGGTTCAGCGATAATTTCCGCCAAGTCGCGGACTGGGTTAATGATATTGGCATTAACATCCGCGCCTTTCACACTGCCTGATTTAACCACCTGGATAGCCTGTGTTTCCAGAGTGGTCGGTACCAACATAAATGCCGGACGAATATTGAGTGTTCGTTCGCCTTCTTTTTGTTGACGCATAGCAGTACGACCCGCACTGATGGTTTCTACATCCATCCCGCCCGTGAGCATGTTTTTATGATCGGTACTAAATAGTGCTTTTTTATCGCTCATTTTTTCATTGTCGATAAGTACCGCATACACCAAATCGCCGACTGTCGCTTTCGCTGCACGACCGAACTTCATTGGCACATCCGTCAGCATGTTCATATCATCATTGATGATAGCTTGACGGGTAATGCTAAATAACTCACCGTAGGTCGCCAGCGCGATGGTTTCGCCTTTATCATCGAGCGTAACGTACTTATATTCAGCACCTTCATGCACTTGACGTAAGGAAGGGAATGCCCCTAATCCCACACGATGTGCAGTTTTAAAGTCACTGAGTTGTCCTTTTTTCGTCCATTTCTCAAAGGTTTCGTCATTTTCTTCCCAACCAAGCAAAATCGCTTTATTCGCGACATCCAGCAGGATATTACCGAAATCAGAGGTGCTGTGCGTAAAGGCCATACCAATCATTTGCATCGGATTATACATAGCCACGCCAACACCACGCTCCGTCAGTGATGCGCGTGCTAACTCACGCAGTGTCATGCTGTTATAGGCGTTATCTTTTTCATAATCCTGATAACCCGCACGCGCCATCACAGAGGCGCGCACACTGTCACCGACGATATTGCCGTTTCCTGCGTAAATATGCGCATTATCTTTATTGGATGGCTCAGGATTTTGTTGCTGTGCAATCGTATTGAGCAATTGCTCACGCGCTTTTTCAACAGAACAGTTCGCATCTGCTAAACACGTGATCATTAGCTCATTATGACGACCACCGAACATGGCAAATAAATCTTTAATGCCATTTAAGCGTGTTTGCTCATCCGCAAAGGAGGCGCTAGGCTGTGGCTCTGGTGAAGAATTTGGTTGAGGCTGTTGCGTAGGTTTAGTAGTGTTTTTGGGGGTAATTTGATTTTTAATTGCACTTGGCATAGATGAAAATTCCTCAATTCGTTTAGATGTAAGACTTGCCATTGCTTTCACTGGCTCAATCACTTTATCGGCGAAACCGTGTTCAACACACTCGTCACCATCAAGCCATGTTTCCTGCTCTAACATGGCGGTAATTTCTTCGGTTGTTTTCCCTGTTTTCGCCACATAAGCAGGGATTAATACGTTTTCTAACTTGTCGAGTAAGTCAGCATATTCACGCATATCATTCGCATCTCCCCATGAGACACCCCACGGTTTGTGGATCATCATCATGGCATTTTTCGGCATAATGACCGTATCACCGACCATCGCAATGACCGACGCCATTGAGGCGGCCAAACCATCGATATAAACCGTAATTGTTGCAGAGTGGTTTTTAAGTTGGTTATAAATGGCGATACCATCAAACACTTCGCCACCGGGAGAGTGAATATGCAGATTGATATGGCTAAGATTACCCAGCGAGATCAAATCTTCCGTAAAGCGTCTTGCGCTAATTCCCCACCCACCGATTTCATCATAAATATAGATATCCGCCGTTTGGTCTTCTTTAGCCTGTATGCGAAACCAGCTTTTTTGAGTTACTGGCCCCGACATTTTAGGCATCATCATCGATTTCTTGTTGTTTAGCACCTTATGCCCCTTTGTCATTAGCAGGATCAGTATCAAATACCAGTCCTAATCGTTTATTTTCGTCAATTTCGGTTTTACGACGACGTTTCACATCCGCAGGGTTGCCCCCTTTGGCGCGTATCCAGTCACTTTCTGTTGACGCACCACCGCGTAACAAGGTTTTCCAAGCCTCAGACTCTTTCTTCGGATCAATCCATGGCATCACAGGGCCACTGTAAACCGCATTAAACAGGGATTTAGTATCAACATCAGGAGGCACGGTGACCACACCACTGGCTATCGCCATTTTTAACCAATTGCGATACATCGGACGACTAATACCTGCCACAAAGGTATCTTGGAAAATGTTATAACCTTCAAATGACTCCACCAGCTCTTGTCGCTGAGCGCTATACGTACCGTTATAGTCACGGGCGATACTGGAATAACTCCCCCGACTGCCTGCAGAAACCGCGCGTAATTGTCCATTGCGAAACGATTGTAGGTTAGGGTTGGGTCGGTCTGATTTGATCATGCCGACTTCTTCACCCGGTTTTAAACCGTCGTAAATCATGCCCGGCTGAATATCAATATTACGTTGCTCATCTTCGTCATAGTCACCCTCAGGAAAAGAGCCAGCATCGCCTTTTTTGATGTACATGCCTAATGAAGCTGCAATACGTGCGGAGGTTAATTCCGCATCTTCGTAATCTTTTAACGCACTTAAGCGCATTAAGATCCCCGAAAACAAACTGACACCTCGCGCTTGATGGAGCCGACGAGTGAATTTCAGGTGCAACATATTTTCGGCATCAATGGTTTTGATATCCCCTAGAGGGAGGTTTTTATATACCTGATACCCAGTGGGGCGCCCCCACTCATTGAATTTAATGCCTTGAATAATCTTGCTTTCTGGCATATTCATGTGGATCGGCACAAAGTCAGGCTCTAAGGCTTCGAGCCAAAAATAGATATTGGCTTGAGGATCTAGCTCTTTGGCTTTACCTTTGACCAGTTGAGCAAACACTTCGCCATCACGTAACCACGTTCTGACCAGTAAACGCTCTAATACAGGGCGACTAAATTGTCCGGTTACTTCGGGCAATACTGACCACTCCGCCCAGGCTTGACGAATTTGTGAGGCTAAATCTTCATGAATTTGCCCTGCACCATCGAGAGGCTGAGGCTCAACAATAATGCCTTTTGCCCCGACAATGCGCTCTTCCATCTTATCGAGAATACCGATAGAGATATCATGATTGTTATCTAGCCATCGCGCTTGCTCGCGTAAGGAAGTACCACCAAATTGCGTCAATTGGTTTGCATTACGATTTTCACGTTTAGCGGGATGAGTACGAGTGGGTAAAACGGCTTCATAAGCTTTAATTTGTAAGCGAGAGCGGAGACGCGAGGCTTGCCAGTTTGGGGCAAAATAACCAATGGCGCTGTCTAATAATGTCATCTAAACCTCGCAAGTTTATACATTGGATTGCCTCGTTTTCTCGATATCAATGCCGACAAACGAGATTCCCAACGCTCACGACCTTTTATGATCTCGTTGAGATTTTCCATTGTCATGGCTTGTCCATTAAAAGTGATGGATTTGCCTTTTAATACCGCCTCTTCCGCTAAACGGTATTGCTCAATCATGTGTTCAATTTCTTCTTTCGTCATATCCAGCCTCCGCTGTTTGATACCGGTGCCCATGCTGATACCGCAGGCGTTTCCTGTTTTGGGGTTTCGGGTGAGGGTTTTATTTCAGGCTCTGTGGCGATATCGGTAATTGGCGAGGAGGAGGAAAGTGTCACATCAGGTAACCTTGCCCATTTAGGCGGTTTTTCCCAATTGATCCCTTCGTACCCCTTTAATATCACCAAGGCATGGGCGTAAACCATTAGGTCAAATGCCTCATTAGCGCCTCGACCCGGTTTTTCCCAATGCCCTTTTTCATCACGCTCTTCATACGTCAACTCGTCATAGAACGATTCATCCAACCAATCAGGGAAATGGATATAGTTAGGCCCTACGGTATCGCGCGATAACGCAGAACTGATCCGGTCCTTAAGTTGGTCAGTTTGCAGTAAATAAAGAGGCACATCCCCTTTGGCTTGGGCGCGCCGTTCAGAACGACTGGTGTTATCGGGGAATGACTTGGTGATTAACTTACGGCGTTTATGCCCGTCCCCCTTAAAGAGATAGACTTTACGATGCAGTCCCTCTTTTCGACAGCGACGCCAAAATTTATAGGCATTATCAGTAACACCATCTTCACCACCGGAGTCTACCCCCAGCATCATGATCCCCATCTCATGGTGAGGATAGTGCTGTAATGGGTAGGTTTTCTCTAATACATCGGTGATTAATACTTGCCAGTCCTCAGGGTAAGAGCCCGGATCAATTCGACGGCATTCACCGTTATTGTCATAACGTAGGGATTGAGTGATTTCAAAGCGGTCAATCACCCAGCGTTCGCCTTTTTCGCCATAACCGACCACTTGCACCACAAAGCGACGTTTTTTACCACCTTGCACGTCAACCGTGGCAACCAAGAACCGCACGCCTTCTGGTACCACTGACTCATCCCAACTTTCAACACGATTAATCAGTTCATCACTCCGGCGTTGTTCTTGTGCTGTGCGCGGTAAATAAGGCAAGCCCCAGTCTGTATTGGTGACCGCTTTTAGGGTTTCTTCACTGCCGGTTAATTCGTATTCTTGTTCTGCAGTTAGTAACTTATAAACTAACTGAGACAACGTTTGATAAGCTGCAGCAGGGCCTTCCATCCAAAAAGAGGCAATACGCGAACGGCGTCCAGTACCTGATATCCTTCCTTGCTTATCAATGGACTGTCCTTCAATCAACCACACCCCTTTATTATTGAGCTCCCGTTTTTGATGGGGTTCGATACGACCTAAACAGTGCTGACACTCCACATACGCAGATTCACTTGCTTCTACGGGATCAGGATTATCACGATATCCCTTCACCGCATCATAAATAGGCTGAAAATATTCATGACAGTGAGGACATTGCCAGTACCAGCGACGGCGATCCCCCCGATTATAAAGCGATAAAATACCCGTTGTGGGCGGGGCTTCATGAGGGGATAAACGACTCCATTTAATATCGGTAATATCACGCCCCGGAGAGCTTTCTACCAGCGTCATACCCGCAGACATAAAAGTGGTTGTCCGTTTTGAGGCTAAAGAAAAGCCATCTCCTTCACCGTCGATATCTTCAGGGAAACGGTCATAATCGGTGAGCGCCACACACTTAAAGTCAGATGAGGACATCACATTAATCGATGGCCACCCCATTTTTAAAAAACTGCCCGATAAAAAGTATTTATCAAACACGTTATTGTCATTACGACGAGGGCTGAGTTGTTTACTGACTTCAGGACTGCAACGAAAGGTGCGAGAAAGCCGTTTTTTACTGTGCTCTTGTGCTTTATCTTGCGTCATTTGCACCAGCAACATATCAGAAGGATCGCACACAATATTGTAAATCACCCAGCCATCAATTAACCCGACCGTCTTTCCTGTTCTTGCAGGGCCCACAAATATCACTGCATCATAGAGCCGTGACGATAAACAATTCATAGGTTCAACAATGTAAGGGGATACTGCCGGATCCCAAGGAACCGAGTTACCCGCTCCCACAGGTACGCGCATATATTTTGCCACAGCATCCGCAACTGGCATTCGCCTCGGTGCTTTAATGAGTTGAGCTACATTTTTTCTTAATGTGGTTGCTGACACTGTTGCTGTCATAACTCATCCTCATCGCTCTCTTCATCATCCGAGTTATCACTTAAAACTTGAAGTGCTATCTGGTCGCGCAGATCATCAATAATACCCTGAACACGAGATACAGCTGTCGGTGTTAACGCGCAATCACGTTCTAATATGTCAGGTAGCGTTTCTAACACTTGCACCATCGCTTTAGCCAGTGCTGAATATTCTCGTGCAACCTCTGAGGCAGGCAATAACTCCCCCACTTCTTGTTCAAACTTCAAACGCTCCCGCTCAGACTGATACCACGCCTTCCGATCTTGAGGTAGCATTTCCTGATTTTCGACAGGGGCTGGCGCCTTCATCATTTCAGATAAAATATCAGTGAGTGCGTAGAGTTTTAGATTTGAACTATTGCCCGCAACAGGCTCTAAATGGTTAAGACGGGCGGAAGCTGTTTGTCGATGGACGCCAGAAAGTGCCGCTATCTGGCTGATATTGAGCTTTAATTGTTTGAGTTCTTTGTCCATATTTCATTTGTTTTATTCCACTCCCGGAAGATAGATTTGAGCTTCATTAATAATTCGCTCTCTTGCCATTAGCAGTAATTGTTTTCTACCACCAACTCCCCAATTAGCCATTGTCCTTGCACAGTGACTGACGTTTTTAGTTTCCGCATTAATGACATGATCTAGCTTGTTCAATTTAGACATAACATCTAAACCTTTTCTCGTCGCATCTTTAAACGTGTTGTAGACAAGAATTTCAAACTCAGGCTTTAACCAAGCTGCATACCGAATAACAACTAACTCTAAAGCCCAAGTTCCCTGATTAAGTCCACCTTTAATTACTTTAACCGATGCACTTTTTGTTGCATCGCTTAAAGCTTGAACAAACCGCTTTACTTGACGACTTTTCAAAAATGCACCGGGTCTTTGTGATTCCGTTGCTTTACCATCCGCAACAGCGGCCGCATGCAGATCATTTAAGTTATATCTACCCTCACTATCAACACGGACAGATACACCATTAATACTGACTCTTGGATATTGCATAACGTATTTCCTACATTTGAAATGAACCCTCGTTCACATAGAAAATCAGCCCGTCGAAGCTCGCCAGCCATAACTGACTTCCTCGAAGGCTCATATCAAAGTGATTGGATCCGACGTTTTAATGATTGCGCTGTGAATGCGCAGTGAAATGAGATGTAAAACAATAAAAGTGAGAGTTAAAAGCTTGAGTTAGTGATGAACGAAAAAAAACAAACAAATTCATCACTGTTATTTTTTTAACATATATTTATCAAATAATTACACTGGTGGTGACGACCGATAAAAATTGAAAAATGCGCCGTTTCCCGCGTGCGCGTCGCCCCGTGGAAAGGGTACCCCGCTGGGAGTACCTTTTAGATTAATAAAATTAAAACTATAAATTGAGACGCATACCCTTTACTAAACACCCAATAAGCATTAAATATATTAATCAATCACTGATTTATGAATAAAACTAAAAGGTAATATCATGAATATAAAGGAAAAAGTGAATACAATACTTCTTTGTGACATTGCTAAACACTTAGGTATAGATTCAGAAATAGATCCAGATATTATTAAATATGCAATTACATCAGGTAATGAATGGATTATTAATGCTGAATATTCATTTTTATTAGATGATGAATCGTCTAATCACACTAAGGAAGATCGTGATTTTCTTGTAGAGATATTAAATATGTATAGAGGGTTGTCTGCTTCCTTAAGAAAATTTTCTAAGGATAAACAACAGGAGCTAATCAAGAAAAATAATCTCAAATTAATTGAAGATAATATTCAACTTCCCGGTTTTGATGGAAATAATGAATATAAATACACTAATATTCTTGAGGGTTTTTGGAAAATAAACAGATTCACCGAACAAAAAGCTCCTATCTCAAACACCCATTCTCAAACAATTGATAACTATCGTCGCATGATAAACTGTTATAAAAGTTTAAATGTGCAAAATAGAATGTTTGATATTACTGAAAGTGAATTTCAAAAAATATTAGATAGCGCACCACATGGTTTTTAATCATTAACTATTTAATTACTAAGGGGTAATATTAGCCCTTTTTTTACTTCTGACTGCACCATGTTCGATTAATAGCGTCAGACCATGCCTGTTGATCTGCCTGTCTTAATCTAATGAGTTCAGCTATATCATTATCTTGTCGATCCGCTCGCATACGTAAATCTGCTAGTTGAGCATTAACGCCCTGCTCTGACTTATTACTAACAAGTACACCTTTGAACTCAGCTGAATTAATAAAGGCATCTTTAATAAAAAAATTCACCCGAAGCTTGAAAGAAGAATTGTGGAATTGATTTAGGCCTCACACCCACATCCTGCATCAGTTGCTTGATGCGAGTGAGCTGTTCTTCTAACTTATCTAGGTCTGAGGTATCTACTGAGACTTTGTAGATCAACTCACTTATCTCTTTTTTATCTGACATATCTATCTCCAATAAAAAAGCCACCAGCTATTAACTGATGGCTACTCATAATGTCAATATGTTATTAGTTAATCGTTATTTTGCTTTTAGTTGCAATATCTTCAACTACATTCGTTAGCGCAACTATCCCAGCTTGATAGTCAGAATTAATGATATCTCTGATTTTCTTTTCAGATATATTAACTCTATCCCTGTATTCGGGAATCGTATCAATCAAGCGATTTAGTTCATCTATTTTATCATCACTCATTTAATTACCCGTCGTTGTTGTTCAGTTTCTATATTACATTTTTGTCTAAGTTGCACGCCTTAATTACCGACATCAATTCAATGTTGTATTCAGTGATATCACACTACTCTTTAGAGGATGTTCCTGATTTATCATGTTCGGTGAGAAAATAGTTTAGTATTTCACCCAATCTGGTTTAGTCATCGTGTTTATCTCATATAGTTAAATGTTTATTATTGAAAATTCTAATATATTTAATATAGTAATTTACTACACTTATACAATCAGAGGTTTTAATGCGGTTTTTTATTGCTTGTATTGCTTTTATTGGGGTAATTATTTTTGGGTATATTGTTTGGTCTACTCCTAAATTGATCTTTATAGCAGGGTTGATTGGTAGCATCGTAGCTTTTCTTACTGCTGTAGCAAATATAAACTCATCAAAAACTTCAGATAAAAACACTATAAATCAATCCATAGGTAAAAACTCTTCAGGCATACAGGTTGGTGGAAATCTGACTATAGGTACTGATAAAAAGGATAAAGAATGAGTATTATCGACAAATCAGGGCAACATGTAGGTAATAATTCATCTGCAATTCAAGTCTCAGGCAATGCTACTATTGGAAACTCAACTACTGAGGTTATAGAAATTTGTAAACTCGTTGTTATGGAAAAGTTTTCCACATTACGTAAAGATGCAATGAACGTTGCTATGCAAAGAGCACAGGAGTTTGCTGTAAATATCACTGAACGGTTAAGCTCTGAATTAGATAGCAAGATTGAAAAAAAAATTAAAAGATCCTGACCTGCAATTTGCTATTAGTGAAGCAACAGCTATAGTTGCTAAAAAAGGGGATAAAACTAAATCTGAACTATTACAAGAAATTATTGTATCTAAAATAAATAATGAAAATGAAGACACTGATTTGTTACTAGATCATGCTCTGGAAATCACAAAACGACTGACTAGTTCAGAAATAAAATTACTTGCTTTCATTTACTACCATAGACAGACAGGTCAACTCATAGATAACAAGCCTGTTATAAGCATAATTGAAGATTACAAAAATAATGTTGTACATCCAACCGTGACACTAGAAAGGTGTTATTCCCTATCAAGACTAAGATTTCACATAGACTATCCTTTATTAAAAAAAAATCATCTTTGAACTGTCAAGCATCACACCAATTAATCTTAGCTACTTAGAAATTAAAGGATGTCTCTACGATGGTAAGATCTACAAACAGAATACTCTAGATATGATTTCAACTTCCACCGGCCTAACAATTGACTCAGATGAGTTACTTTTTAGAACGTTTCCTGATTTTAAAAAAATTATTAATGCATTTGGCATCGATTCATCATCTCAGTTTGATAAAATAATTCCAAATGAATTAGGAAACATTATTGCTGAAAACTTTATAAATGCACAAGGGGGGTATAATTAATATAAACACTCTACTTCAATATAACTCTGCAACCCTTTAATCATCTGCTCTGACTCTGCAATTCGCTCTCTGAGTAACCAATAATTTCGGATAGCGGTGTCAGTAGGTCGGGCGGTGGTTGCATTAGCCACGCCGGAGGTGGTAGCGCCTTCAGATTTTGGACAGTTAGCTTTGATGTACACCCGCTCAGGATGGCGCTCACTAATATCACGCAAGCGATTAATTTCAGTTTTAGCATTATTGAGTTCCTGCGTATGCTTTACATCGAGATCATGAAGGAATTTTATGCGTGCTTGGTAAGCTTGATTGATATTGACTTGCTCATTGAACGAATTAGTAAGTAATTTGTGATTAGCTTTTAACGTTCCATAGTCATCTATTACCCACCATAGCCAGAATGCAGATATTGCCAGTAGTCCAGCTAATACCTTAGTTAGCGTGTTCATGCTGGATATGTCTTATGAGTTAATTGGAAGTGAGGGCCATCTTTAAATGTTTTCCAGTTACCGCCCCATTCGATATCGACACCTAGCTCTTTCGCCACTTGCATCATGGCATCAGCTACCTTTTTAAAGTATGACCAATCGCTCCATGGAATCTGATTATTTACCAGCGGAGCACAATCAACAGCGTGGCCTGTTAAGTGACGACTATTCATCGTTTGGCTTTTGCCACTTGCAACTAATTGTCGCTGTCTGGCTTCGTTGCGCTTACCTTCAATCACCATAAAATCAATATCGGTAATTTCTAATGCTCGATGTACTACTTTAACCAAGTCAGGATGAACGCCACGGAGGTTTTCTTCGCTACGTCTGCTTAATCTAAACTTACTCACTTTTCAGCCCTGCCTTACCTTTAATGAGTTTACTTAATCCATCTACACCGACATAACCAATGAATACACTAGCCAGGTATGCCAATTCATGATTAAGGCCAAGTAGCGTTAAGAGATCCTTTACAAACCATGCAAACAACGCACACATGGCACCATCAAATAACGTTTTCCTCCAGCCACCGCCGTTGTATTTACCACGTAGAATAGCCATACCGGTTGCCAGTGCTGCGCTAATACCTTGCTCCTTATGAGCGGCGATAACTTGGAATACTTGATCCCAAAACTCAGGGGTTTCTTTCATATGATTCATACTCACCCCCTTATTTGGAGGAATTAGTTAATAGAACGCCGACTCACAGCTCGTGCGTGAACGTGAGGTGTTGTGATTGATTCTGTGGTCGGCATATACGAAAAAAGTCGCACTAGACGACTTATTGAAATAGATGGCTGGTTTAGTTCAGCCAGACTGTTACGCGCTACCATAACCTTATAGCAAGGAATTCAGTTGTTCGGAATAACCGAACATGTGAACTATCCGGAAATTCCGGAGAGTTGAACTTGTAAGACTTACTTACGGATTGATGCCTTTATTTCTTGCTCGGTTTGTTCAAATCGCTCTCTCTCAAGCTCCACACCTAAAACCTTTCGATTAAGTTTTAGTGCTGCTTTCAGTGTTGCACCTGACCCCATAAAGAAATCGGCTACTAAGTCACCCTCTCTACTACTTGAGCGAATAATGTGTTCCATCATGGCTGATGGTTTCTCACAAGGGTGTTTACCGGGATAATACTGAACAGGTGGATAAGCCCACACATCAGTGTAAGGTACATCTACAGTTACAAAGAATGGTCGCCTTAATAACCCATATTCTTTTATTAATTCTTGGTAGTCTTTTTGTAGTCTTCCTCGCTAGGTAATTGCCACTGACTATTGCTGAACCAATGACTGCACATCTGCTTACCTGTTGCTTGGTCTATTTCTTTTGCACTCACCTGCAGTGCTAAACGAGCATTTCTAAAATAATCAATCAATGGCTTGAATACATTTTGTTTTAGCTCTTTACATTTTAACGAAAACTCAGAACCTTTAGCTGTGACTGGTTTTTGATAATGTTCAGCAAAAAGTATTCGTTCTGTTGAAGGAAAAAAGGTGCGCAGGCTTTCCTTATTTTGTTTTTTCCATGGTCCTGATGGTTTAGCCCAAATAATATGACTTAATACATTAAATCGCCCGCGAACAAGCAATTCAGTATCTGATGCCAATTTAGAGCCACAGAATAAATACAAACTGCCATTGGGTTTTAATACTCGCCAGAATTCAACTAGTACCTCATCAAGCCAAGACAGATATGCCTCAACATTATCCCACTGGTTATCCCATGCACACGATTTCACTCTGAAATACGGTGGATCCGTGGCGATTAAATCAATATAATTGTCAGGTAATGTTTTTAATATAGCTAATGCATCATTATTGTATAATTGCATCAATATCCTTTATCTAAATAATAAAAAAGCCAGAAACTATTAGTCCCTAGCCTTTAACTTTCATTAATATAAAAAGTAGAGGGTAAATTGGCCTATTTATTTTATATAACTATCTATTAGGCATTTTTTCAATCTTAACCCTATCTTCGTAAACCTCAGCAACAGTAATATTTTCACCATAAACAAAATCCACTACCATTTCATCTAGCAGATGTAACTATTCTCTTCACTATCTCATCACATATACCTTATCTTTTATGTCGGAAAAATTACCATCAATCTTTTTTCGATGGTATGCAATAATTAATTAACCCTCTTAGTTGTTCTTTTATAAAACTCTCCATGCTTTAAAATAAAACCCGCCATCTCTAATTGTGTAAGTAAAAACTCACAACTTTCATAACTTAGTTGTGTTTTAGTAACGATTTCTATTATATTATTCCCCGTATATTGGGATATCATTTCTAATATATCATACGCCTGAATTGTCATATCGTTCTGTTTTATCATGACATTTTACCCTTTAGTGTAGAAATATGAATATATATAAAGGTGTAACTCGTCATCATATAAACAGCAAGTCTTTTTTGTCAGATTATTTTTAAATAAATAACCCTGCTGATAATTGTAAAAACAAAAAATATTAATTTATATATTTAATATATTTTATAAATGAAAATACTAACCGGTTACATTTAAAAATAGGAATTACTTCATTTAAAAAAAATATAACAATTATTTAAAATGAAAAATGTTAACCGATATATTAACATTTTACTTTCATTAATATACTTTAAACCAATCTATATGGATATCTTATGATTAATAAAAACTGGCATCCGGCTGATATTATTGCTTCTTTAAAGAAAAAAGGGACAACATTAGCGGAAGTTTCCAGAGCTGCAGGTTTAAGCTCATCGACTCTATCTAATGCGTTGTCCCGCCCATGGCCAAAAGGAGAGCAAATTATTGCTAAAGAACTTGATATACCTCCATCAACAATATGGCCTGAACGGTACTTTGATGAAAAAGGAAATCAAATTATTCGTAAATTAAGACATAAAAATATAAATAATAAAGATGAATTATAAGCTTATTACTTATTATATTTTTCACGATATAATTTCATTATATCTTCCGCTAAACAATCATTAACGGTATAAAAATAACATTCAGGCAAGTTAAGTATTTTGGCTAGTTTACACACAACTTCGAAACTTGGTTTATGTAGTCCAGACTCGTATTGCGAAATTCTTGAACGAGCACTAGCTACATCCATTCCGGCCAGAGTACCTAATCTTGTCTGAGTTAATTTTGCCATTTTACGGGCATATCTTAACCTAAAAGGAACCATAATTAGACTTTAGTATTATATTAAAAACAATAGTGTATTTATAAAATATTTTACCTCCTATTTTAAATAGCACTTAATAAGTTTAAGTTATTCATGTAATCTCTTTACTTATATAATAAAGTAACAAAACATGTATAATCTCTCTAGATAATATTTAAGAGCAATTATATTTATTATTATAAATATTTATTAACTCTTCCGCGAATTCATCATTTAAAGTATAAAAATAATTTTCTGGAACTTTTAATATTTTGGAAAATCGGCAAATAGTTTCAAAGTTTGGGCGGTGTGTACCAGACTCATATTGACACACTCTAATTTTAGCTGATTCTTCATCAATCCCAGCTAAAATACCTAACTCTTCTTGAGTTAATGCAACTCTTGCCCTTGCAGCCTTTAATCTTTTAGGTACCATAATAACTCTAACATTTAAGATGACTGCATAAGTTTATATCATAAAAAATTAGAAAATTTAAAATTAAGCATTACTTAACAAGGTTAGCAATAAAAATATTAATTTATATAAAATTTTATATTTAATCACTTAAGGTTATATTTTTACAATATATATAACCCAGAAAAATATCTTTATTTTTATTAGAATAACAGTTAATTTGCGTAGCGCGTTAATACTTTTTTATTTAACCTGTTTTTTATTACAAGCAACTTCATGATCCATGACTAATCCTGAATCTAACATCGCCAAACCACCTTCTACAAAACCTTCTGCAATCTGTATAATCTGACGTACACGGCTTTCACTCACCTTCCAACGTCTTGCAATGCTTCTTTTAGGGCACTGATATATATAATGTAAAATAAGCGCATTCAATTCTTCTTCTCTTCTCAATTGTTGTAATCGCGCTATTGTAGCGTCAATAATCATACCATCATCATCACAACAACTTATCCTTGAAGATGATTGATAAGGTAAAACCCCCTTAAAACCTGCTGCAATATGAGAATAATCTACTCCACTTTGTACATCCGAGGCCCAAGCTCCCCATCGTTCTAATACTTGCTGTATATCTCTCATATCACCACTACCTTATGCGATCTTATCTGTAATTGTTGAACGAGCAATTAATTGGGCCGACTGATACCAAATTTCTTTCCAAACAGACCTAGCCTTGTGAATATGCATATGCCCTAAACCACGCTGTAAAGCCATTTTTTTAGCTAGAATTTGAAGTGCTGTTTTGGGCTTCCACGCTGAGCTAAATAGTAAATTAAACGTACTGTCTCTTTCTGCATAATCAATTTCAATCGGTATTTCCCCGGGTTTTAAACATTGCCCATTTCGATATGCTGGCCTCCCTTTTAAATGCCATTTCTTCGCTTTATCAAGATATTCAGTACAATTATTTTTTATGAAATAATGTTTTAGGCCTTAAATAGTCCTGCATATTATTATCATTGAGCCATTTAGCTGTTAAATAATCGATTATTAATATCAATTCTTCGAAATGAAAACCATCAGCTAATCTTGCACGGATATATCCTAACGTCGTCTGACACTCACGGTAATGGGAGTGAGTCACTTTGTTAAAATAACGGATAATTTCTATTTCTGAACGTTCAGGACTTGAAAACGAGCAAACTGACCGAGATCTTTTATTGTTACTCTCTGTAGTTATCTTTGTTGTACTCTCTGTAAGAAGGGCTCTATTTGAACTACTCTGAGATAGATTTGTTACACCTGTCCATTGTTTCGATTTGGGCTCATCGAACGGTTTTATTGTTGTTTTATTGGCATAATTACCTTCAGTCAAACTTTTCTTTTCATCTTCTTCTATTTGCAAGATCTTATGTTGATAATTGATACTATAAAAATTTGTACGATCATGAAGATGTTTATTGAGTTGTTTTACCTCAATCAACCCAGAAATACGTAACTGAGCAAATGCCCGTTTGAGCGTTGATACTGATAAGTATGGAAACTGTAATTGCCAATTAGATAGTGTATTGTAAATCCATCGTCGCCCATCATGTTCAATACCAGACTTAGTTTCTGTTATCCAATAGTGCAATTGTTGCAATACTAAAGCTTCATGCAATCCAATTTTGACAGCTAATTCTGGTATCACTATCTGAGGTCGAGATTTTATAATTAATGATTTCATATGCTGAACTCCTTTTCTCTTTATTCTTTCTAAATGCCCAAAAGCATTAAATTAAAAATAATTTAATTGAAAAAATAACAAAAGATGGTAATTCCGTTAGTGTTTTGTAAAATATTCTATTTTATAAAATTTAATCATGACTAAAATAGTAAGCATTTTATTAATGCTAAAACTATCGTCATTCGAATTAATATAATTAATTTATATTATATGCATATCACTTAAATTAATAAGTTATCCGTTTGGGTAATTAAAATTAACAAATAGACAAAGAGTACGCAAATACTTTTTACCTAAAAAAAAAGGAAATATAAATTACATGAGAAATAAAATGCACATAAGAATTAAAGAACGCCGTTTACAATTATCATTAACACAAGAAGCTCTAGCAAAGATGTTAAGTGTAAGCCGAGTTTCTATTACAAAGTGGGAAACACGAGTTACAGAGCCGGATGGAGAAAATTTACAGGCATTAGCCAAAGTCCTTGAAGTCTCTCCTGAATGGTTACTTTACGGGGGAAACTCATCAGAAGCAGATGCATTAATTATAACTCGCAAGACAGTGAATATTAAGAAAATACCCATTATCACGCTTGAACAAGCAGCTGATTGGAAAGCACGTTACGATACATTAAGATTAAGCGATATTCAGCATTGGTGCTGTGCAACAGTACCCGTATCTGAACAAGCATATGGGTTAATTTACCAAGGCGAATCTATGACAAACCCCTATTCACTTCCTTCAATCCCTAAAGGTTCAACCGTTATTATCGAACCATCATTCAAGAATAAGATAGAGTTATATGGAAAAATAATTATCGCTAAAAATATTATTACTAATGACATCGTTATTAAAAAGTTTATCCATGAACCACCACAATTTTATTTAATCTCATTAAACACAGCCTTTACCCCAATATTATTTACTGATGATTATCAAATTATTGGTTATGTAATACAAATTATTCAGACTCTCTAATCTTCTTTATTTTAGTTTATTGAGCTGGCTCATTTCAGCTCAATATGTACTTCCCATTACATGGTTATTGTAATAATATAAACATCAGGTACAATAATTATCTATTAACAAACATCTCTCTTATTAACAATGCAAAAGGAAATATATATTCGATAGAAAATAATGCTATTTATTAGCTATCAAATAAATTTCATTATTTTTTATTTAAATGTAAATTAATACTTATTAACTAATTTTTATTATGCAAGGATGTATTATGAAAGTATTAACATTAAAAGAATGGTCGGATAAACGATATAAAAGTAACCCACCTTCTCTAACAACATTAAATAAATATGCACGATTAGGTTATTTTTGTCCCCCTGCAAGGAAAGAGGGCCGATTATGGCGAGTCAAAGAAGATGCTGATTTAGTTGGTATAGTTGCCACTCCTTCCATCAAAACATTCGATGACCCTATATTAAGGAAAATATTAAAAGATGAGCGGACGACTTCGTAAAAAGAATATTGATATACCCAATTTATATTCAATATATCATCCAAGGATGAAAAAGATATATTGGCGATACCGTCACCCAATTTCAGGAAAATTTCATTCATTAGGAGATGATGAAGCACAAGCTAAACAGATAGCTCTTGAAGCCAATAACCGTATAGCAGAACAAAGAACACGCCAAATTTTAATCATTGGTGATAGAGTTGCTACTATGAAGGATCAATCTATCTCTGTTTCTACATGGTTAGATCGCTATTGGAATATTCAAAAAGAACGTTTATCACAAGGTGAGATAAAACTTGCTACATATAAACAAAAGAAAAAACCTATAGATCTGATGCGTCAAAAATTGGCTTTATATCCATTAGCAAATATAGGTACTCGAGATCTAGTCAGTATTATTGATGAATACAAAGCAATAGGTCAAATGCGTATGGCTCAAGTTGTAAGATCGGTTTTTAGTGATATTTTTAAAGAAGCGCAACATGCTGGAGAAGTTCCTCCCGGATATAACCCTGCTCTGGCAACGAAAAGACCAAGAACACGGATCAGGCGCCAAAGACTCACTCTAGATGAATGGCATAAAATTTATGATATTGCCGATAAACAACATCGTTATATGGGAAATGCAATGCTACTTGCCATTGTGACGGGTCAGCGAGTTAGTGATATCTCACGTATGCGTTTTCAAGATATTTGGGATGATCATTTGCACATCATACAAAGTAAAACAGGATCAAAAGTAGCAATACCACTTTCTTTACGTAATCAAGCTATTAATGTATCTCTTAAAGAAGTTATTGAACGATGTCGTGATCGTATTGTAAGCCATTATTTAGTTCATTATCATCGAACTACTTCACAATCTAAACGTGGCGAACAAGTTACTGCAAATACGTTAACGACTAATTTTAAAAAGGCGAGAAATAAAACGGATATTGATTGGGGAGAAGGAACACCTGCAACATTTCATGAGCAACGTTCTTTATCTGAACGTTTATACCGAAAACAAGGTATTGATACCCAAGCCTTATTAGGCCATACCACACGTTTACAAACCGATCGTTATAACAATACTCGTGGAAAAGAGTGGGTAACCATTACCTGTTAATTTTTGTTTGGTTATATTTTAAGCATCAGATAATCTGCAATTGATAAACTTCGGCTTCTTTATCATGCCATTTGCAGATTATTTTCTGTTGTATTTTTCACCAAAATAAATACCTTATTGTTTATTCACTCATATTTTATA